TTTTACTGAAACTATGGCTGAAGCAGGAAATATTTGGGCACAATTTCCTAAAACTCCAGAATGGAATGAACGTAAAATGAAGGTAGTTGAGGAATATTTTGGTCAGCAGATTAAGCTTAGTACTGCAACTCCTGAACAACAAGATTTGGTTGAAAGTGTAATTAGTGATCTTAAAAATTTGCTTCCAAAAGCAAATTAGTATACAATTATATAGTAAAAATTAATAAGCCGATATGTATATTGTATATCGGCTTATTTTATATTGGAGAATAGCTATATGGTTCGATGCGGTCATTGTAATAATGAAGTAGACAAGGAAGAAGCAATATTTAACACAAAAACAAAAAGATATTATCATCCAGATTGTTATCAAGTTTTATTAGATAGAAAAGAATTATGTGAATATATAGCAGATTTATTTAAGTATAAAAAGCCAAGCGTGAAGATTTATCAACAAATGGCAGCTTATTACGATAGAGGAATAACATATAAAGATATGTTAATCACACTTAAATATTTCTATGAAGTAGAAAAAGGAGATATAAGCAAAGCCCAGGGCGGCATAGGAATTATTCCATATGTATTAGATAGGGCAAAAGAATATGCGGCTAAAAATGATTTTGAACAACAAAAACTTATGAAAGAATTTGAAGCTAAAGCCGCAGAAAAGAAAGAAACAAAAATAATATTTGTTCAAGAACAGCAAAAACAAAAAAGAAAGAATATAGACATTAATGCTTTATAGCAGAAGGAGGAATTATAGCCTCTCTTATTGATAATAATAATACAATGCAAGTTATAGGTTGTTTAATTAAAGACCCAGCTTTACTACTCGACCCAAAAGTTCATATTGATGAACAATTGGATTTTACAGAAAAAATGCACAGATTGGTATATGGAGCAATTTATAATTTGTTTAATAGTACTGCCGAAAGAATTACTCCAATTGATATAGATAATTATTTATCATCATATAGTGTAAATTATGAATATTATAAGAATAGTAATGGGCTACAATATCTTAATGACGCAGAAGATTTCGCTCAATTAGAAAATTTTCCATATTATTATGAGCGTTTTAAAAAGTTAAGTTTACTCAGATATTTGAAAAAGGAAGGATATAATATATCTGAGATATATAGTGAAGAACCATTAAGTCCTAAAAAAGAAATTGAACAAGAAGAAAAATTTAATGAAATGAGTTTAGGAGATATATTCAATTTCTTTAAAGTGAAGATTGATACGATAGAGAAAAAATTTAGAGATAAGAATAGTGATAGAAGTACAGTAGCTTCTGAAGACATTGAATATATTATTAATAGTTTTAAGAAAAATCCTGAAGTTGGTTTACCGATGTATAATGATATTATGAATACTATAGTACGTGGACAGCGTTTAGGTAAACTTTATTTGTCTTCATCAAGTCAAGGTTCAGGAAAAAGTAGGGCAATGACAGGAGAAGCATGTCATTTAGCTTATCCATATAGATATAATAAAACAGCAAAACGATGGATTCAGAATGGTTTTAGTAAAAAAGTTTTAATGATTACTACGGAAATGGCAGCTGATGAAATTCAAACAATGTTACCTGCTTATTTAGCCGATGTAAATGAAGAACATATTCTTCAAGGTATATATGAAGAGGGTGAAGAAGAACGAATTAATTGTGCAATTGAGATTATGAAAGCTTATCCAAATTTCTATATTGAACAGATTCCAGACCCTGATGTGGCTCAAATCCAATCTACAATAAGATATTATGTTCAGAACTTTGGCGTGGAATATGTGTTTTATGATTATATCTTTTCTTCACCAAGTTTGTTAAGTGAATATAGAGATTTGAAGATTAGAGAAGATGTGGCTTTATTACTTTTATCAAATGGATTGAAAGAGATTGCTACAGAATGTAATGTATATGTTAGAACAGCAACACAACTTAATGCTGCGGCACTTGAAAGTATTGAACCTGGGAAAGCTAGAATAAGGAATCAGAATATGCTGCGTGGCTCGAAGGCAGTATCAGATAAAGTAGATGTTGGATATATTACCATGCCAATCGCGCAAGATGAACTTAATAAATTAGAACCAATTTGTAATAAAATGGGATTGCCGCTTCCTACTCATGTAAGTGATATTTATAAAAATAGACGAGGTAAATATACAGCAGTAAGAGTATGGCATATATTTGATTTGGGTACGTGTCGTATGCAAGATTTATTTGTAACTGACCAAATGTTTCAACCAATAAATATTCAAATTGTAAAATATTTGTTTGGTGAAGAAAAAGAGTTTGATACTGATACTTTAGTAAGAGCTATAAATGTCGGGAATTTTTAATATACAAACCATAAAGAACAGAATTAATCATGAAGATATTAAAAAAATTATGGAAGAATATGGAGCTTATCCAAATTCTGAAAATGATGAAGTTATAATTTTTCCAACTATATGTCATAACCTTAATCCAAATGAAGCTTCGCCTAAGTTATATTATTATAAAAACACTAAAATGTTCTATTGTTTTACTGAGTGTAGTAAAAGTTATGATATAATTGACCTCATTATTACCATAGAAAAACTACATGGTAATAATCTTAATTTTTTTGATGCAGTTAGTTATTTACAAGATAAACTTCAATTTGAAAATGAATTTTATGAAATGCCGCAAGAGCATATTTATGAATCTATTAAACCTTATTATAATAAAAAAGGTATTAAACCTAAGGTAGAATATTATAATGAAAACATATTAAATTTCTTTGAAGAATATCTGCCTTATGAATGGGCAAAAGAAGGTATTACAGTTCAAAATATTCATAAGTATGATATAAAATATTATAAAAGTGAGAATGAAGTAATTATTCCACATTATGATATTAATAAACGACTTGTTGGTATACGTATTCGCGCACTTAATGATGAAGATATTCTATATGGAAAATATAGACCTTTACGATTAGAAAATAAAATTTATTCTCATCCATTAAGTCAATTTTGTTATGGACTTTGGGAGAATAAAGATAATATAAAAAAAACAAAACAAGCTATAATTATGGAATCAGAAAAATCCGTTTTAAAAGGTGAAGCATTAGAATATAATAATATCGTTGCCTGTTGCGGCAGTAATATTTCTAAAGTTCAAATTATGCAGCTTATACAATGTGGAGCTAAAGAAATTGTTATAGCTTTTGATAGAGAATATACTAATAGAAAAGATAGAAAAAACGAACAATATTACAATAAATTATATAGTTTAGCTAAAAGGTATAATTTATATTGTAATATGTCTTTTATTTTCGATTTTGAAAATATATTAAATGAAAAGGATTCTCCAATAGATAGGGGAATAGAAAATTATTTGTATCTTCTGAATAGGAGAATTAAACTTAATGAGTAATAAAAGAAAAAATATAGTAATAGGCATTCCTCATACTGGTACTTTAAATGTAGATGTGGTAAGAGGATTATTAGGAATACAATCTAAATATAATTTAGATTTTCAATTTTTAAAATCAAGTATTTTATATATATCTAGAGATACATTAGCTAAAGCCGCACTCGATAGCGGTGCAGATTACTTTATGTTTCTAGATTCAGACCAAATTATTGAAAAAGATACAATTGACAGACTTGCGGCACATCTTGATAAGGGAGAAGATATTGTTACAACTCTTATTTTTAGAAAGGATTATCCATATCAGCCATGTGTTTTTTCCGAACAAAAACAAATGGATAATAAACAAATTGCCTTAAAGTTCTACGACTTAGAATTTCAAGATTTATCTAAACCTTTTTATGTTGCGAATTGCGGCATGGGGTGCTTAATGATGAAAGTTAGTGTACTTGAAAAAATGTCGCAACCCTGGTTTTTACCCGTTCCATACACAGGAGAAGATATAACTTTTCTTTATAAAGCTACGAATGATTATGGATATAAAATTTTATGCGATCCAACCATTCAAATCGGCCATGTAGGATATAAAAATTTTACACGAAAAGATTATTTAAAAGTTATAGAAGATGATAATAGAATCCTAAATGGGTCTGTAACTCCAGAGGTATATTTATAATGAAAAAGATTCTGATAACTGCACCTGTGCATCAAGATGTTAAAACTTTTAAAGAATATCTTTGGTCACTAAATCGGTTAATTATCCCTGAAGGATATGAAGTAACCAAATATTTTTATTTACACAATGCCGAAAATCTTAAAAAATTTTTACAGACTAATGAATATGAAATAGTAAAAGATAATGTAGTAAGAAAACAAAGTGATATTACACATATTTGGGAAAAAGATAATTTTTCAGTCGTAAGTGAAATGCGGACAAAAGCTTTGATTAAAGCTAGAGAAGAAAAATTTGATTATTTATTTAGCGTAGATAGTGATACTATTCTATGTAAGCAAACTTTGCAAGAACTTATTGAAGATAATAAAGATTTTGTTTCTAAACTTCATTGGAGTCAATGGGTAAAAGATGACCCTAATTCAATTGGTCCCAATTGCTATGACGGCATTACTAAAAGTGGTAAAAAATTTTATTTTGATTCTGTTGAAAAATTTCACGTACCAGGATTGTATGAAGTTGGCACAGCAGGTGGTTGTAATTTAATTAGTTCTAGAATATTTAATGAGGAATTAATTAATTATTATCCAATTAAAATTTTGTCTACTTCATTTTGGGAAGATTTTGCTTTTAGTACCAGATGTAAATGTGTGATTCCAGATATTAAATTTTATATAGATAGTAAAAATCCAGTT